CTGCTGGGCCGCCGCTACTCTGCCTACTTCCGCAAGGTGGCCTGACATGGAGGGCATCGTCACGTATCTGCTGCTGGAGGTGGCCATCGCGGTCATCGGCGGCGGCGTGCTGGTGGTCTACCTGCTGAACAACACGGGAGGGTAATCGGTCATGGCCGCCGAGGATTTGCGCGAGTACCTGCGTTCGGAGATCGAACACAAGGGCATCTATCGTGTTGCTCCCGGCGGCCAGGCTTTGCCGGGCAAGGCACCGAACAGTCGGTATACGTGGCAGTTCTATCTGAGGCGCTGCCTGTTCGACCCATGGTTCACCATTGGTGCAGCGCAGGCGCTGCTGCCCAAGATGCCCGAGGGTAAGTTTCAGTTTGCCGCCGTCGAGGATGCTGGTGTGCCATTGGCGCAGGCATTGGCGACGCTTACCGAAACGCCCATGATCAGCGTCAAGAAGCAGCGCAAGCTGTATGGCCTGATGAATTGGACGGAAGGCAGGGTAACCGGCGATCCGCTTGTGCTGGTCGATGACCTAGCCGGGTCGCAGGCTTCGCTGCGGGCAGCTAAGAGGACGTTGCAAGCCTTCAAGCTGCCGGTGGCCCCGGTCTACGTTACCCTTGTGGACAAGACGCAGGGAACACACCGCGAAAACTATCTGGATGGTAGCCAACTGGTCTCGCTGTTCACGTGCGAAGATTTCGCTATGACGTGGGCGGCGTATCGTGCAAGGTACAACCGCGACCCCGATTTCGGGGCAGCATATTGATGGAGGGAGGCTGACATGACGCCGCGCCCGTTCTTTGTGGTGCCCCGGTTTAGGAGGGGCGCATTGGGCTGGATGTATCTGCGCTGGGGCCGTAAGCTCTGGCGCCTGTGGTGAGGAGGCAAGCATGCCGCGCAGAAAGAAAGCTGACCTGAATCAGATCTTGGAATGGGAGCTTGACCCGTTCCGAAAGCTGAAGCCCGAGATCGAGCAGTTGCTGGTGGACATCGGCCATGACTACGCTCGCCTGCAAAAGAGCGGCACCGCCCTCGACTACAGGGTGGCCGTCTCCAAGCAGGCAGCGGTGGCCCGCCAGCTTCTGTCCGTAGTGCGGGCCTGTCAGGGGCTGCCCAACAGGGGAGACATCCTGTGACTAGGACGCAAGCCTTGCAGGTGTCATTCCCGCTGCGCCTTCACGATGGCACGGAGCATGACGTGGAAGGCACCGCCGTCGCTGTCTGGCGGGAATGGTACGAAGATGGCGAGGCCCTGATCGCGCTCGAACAGGTGGCCTTGGTCAGCGCCGAGGTGGATGGGCTGCACTTGAACGATGAGCAGCTTCGTCTCTTTCAGGAACTCTACAAGCCGATGTATGAGGAGGCACTCGAATGGATGGCGTTGTCGCTGGTGGAGGCATCCGTCTCCGTCATCCACTAAGGGCAGATGTCAAGGCCCGGAAGTACTACCTTGGTTGTGTCATGGTGCGGCAGCTTGACGGCACCGTGAAAGTGTGGGCACCTGTCTACGGGGAGCGGCCAGCCCGGTGGGAGCTGGTCAAGGTTGCCTCCTCGATGAAGTCCGCACATAACTTCGTCCACAACACACGAGCAAAGGCATAAACATATGCTTATGATGCGAGAGCGAGAGACTGTGGAGGCCGGTGGCCTTGGCAGCGGCGGCGCATTCACCATTGCGGCCAGTGTCAAGGCGTTCGAGGTTCTGTCCTCCAACCTGTACCAGAACAAAACCCTGGCGGTGATCCGCGAGATCACGTGCAACGCAGTGGACGCACACACGGCGGCTGGCCTGCCGATCAGCACCATCCAAGTCCACCTGCCCACCTACATGGAGCCGGTGTTCTGGGTGCGCGACTATGGGTCCGGCCTCTCCGACGAGGATGTGCTGTCCCTGTACACGACCTACTTCCGGTCCACTAAGGATCAGGACAACAGCCAGATCGGCGGCTTTGGTCTCGGCTCCAAGTCCCCCTTTGCCGTGGCCGACCAGTTCACCGTCACCTCATGGCACGGCGGGTTCAAGTCCACCTATGCCTGCTACAAGCAGGACGGCATGCCGCAGGTCAATGCGGTGGGCAAGGAACCTTGCGGCTCTCAGACCGGCTTCGAAGTGCGCGTGCCCCTGACTGCCCGCTCCGGGTCCATCGTGGACTGGCATACGCAGGCGCGTTCGCTGTTCCGTTGGTGGCCTGAGACGCCCGCCGTCACCCCCTCCGATATCTTGGATGAAGGCTTCCTTTCCGATGAGTTGCTGCTGACCTCCGACTATGAGGTGGGTGGCGCGCCGGGCTGGGCTATCTTCAAGCACGTGCATCAGAACACGCTGGTCATGGGCAACGTGCCCTACCACCTGAACGAGACTGCCATCACGGGGTTGCCGGGTCCTGTCCTGCAACTGCTGGGCAAGATCAGGCTTGTCGTCCGGGTGCCGATGGGCAGCGTGTCCATCAGCCCGTCCCGCGAGACGCTGTCTTATGATGCGGCCACCAACAAGTATCTGGTGGACAAGCTGGTGCAGATCGGCCGCGAGATCACGGCCAAGCTGGAGAAGGAAATCTCTGCCAGCCCAAGCCTGGCCGCAGCCCGTGAGCGTGTGCATGGCCGGGGCGAACACTCCCTGTCCCACCTGTTCGGTCGGCTCAAGGATATCGTGAAGCCGCGCTGGAACGGGAAGCCTGTGCCCGAGACGGTTAGCTTCAAGCTGCACACCGCCTTCTCGAAGCCGGCGCAAGCCTTCGACTACGTGAAGCCGGGCCACTGGTCCACCTTCCGGCGGGACTCCTACCCCGACACTGATCCGGTCTTCGAGCATGCCTTCCCCAAGTACGAGACCGTGGTGCGCCTGATCATGTGGACAGAGCGGGTTACGGCTGCAACTTTCCGCAAGCTGCGCCACCACTACTTGATGGGCGGCAAGCGGATCGACGTGCGGTTGCAGGTGGTGTCGGGCATCCCGTATCAGGAGCTTGTGGATAAGTGTGCCGAGATCGGCATGCCGGTCCCCGTCAACATCGACACGGCGCTGACTGCCCCGCCGCCTGTCACGTCCGCATCTACCCGTGTCCCGGCCACCCAGTTCTATGACGTATCGATGCGTGATCACAACTACAGCTACACGCTGGTGCGGGACACGCTTGACCTGTCGGGCGGTGGTGTGTACGTCCGCTTCGGCGATGGCAGACCCATGGCCGCCAAGCTGTTGCACGTGATGACTTGTCTGTTGGCGCAGCAGGCGATTGCTCCGGCGCGTGTCATCGGCCTGCCCTCCAGCAAGCTGGCTCCGAATGGCAAGCTGCTCAAGGCGCTGGCTGCCAACGGTTGGCAGGAACTGGACTCCGACTACCTCCAGAACATGGTGGACATGCCGGCTCTCCTCGAAGGCGAGCGTCAGACTGCCATCCATTACCTCCTCTACGAACAGTCCGGTCTGCGCCGCAGTCTTGTGCGGGTCGGCATGGAGGATGCCAATGCAGGCGCAATGTGGAAGGGGTTCGCCCCTGTTCACGCTGCCCTCCAGCCGCACTTCGCCCTGTACTTGAAGGCTGGCACCCAGCTTAGTCCGAATGTTCGCAGGCTGGATGCTGCGACGTTGCAGGATGTGCTGTCGCCTGCGCAGTGGAAACAGATTGTGGATACGCTTGCAATCAAGAGCAATGTGATGCAAGCTGTCGAGGGTTTCTTGAAGCAGCACCCGCTGCTTGCTTACGTTGACGGGGCAGGTAAGCTCGACGTTGACGCTGTCCGTGAATACGTAAACCGCTGATCCAGAAGGAGATAACAACAATGGTTCCGTTCATCTTGGCTTCCGACTCGGTGTCCCTGTTCCCGTTCGGGGAGGCACCCATCACGCTCGACTCGTCGCATGTCAACTTCGCTGCGGTGGTCGAGGCCATCAAGGCGCGTGACTTCGACGCGGCTATCGAACTGGCATCGGTCGCATCCTTCGTTAACAAGGTGACTGAAGGCAACGTCACCGTGACCGAGGCCGGCGTCACCTTCAAGGGCAACCCCATCACCGGCTACCTCGCCGACAAGATGGTGGTGTTCCTGCGCAATGGCCTGCCCATCGAACACTACTGCCGGTTCCTCGACAACCTCATGGCCAACCCGTCCATGACCAGCCGCAGCGAACTGTTCCTGTTCCTCGAAGCTGCCGACCTGCCGATCACACCGGACGGCAGCTTCCTGGCATACAAGGCAGTGCGCTCCGACTTCAAGGACAAGCACTCCGGCAAGTTCGACAACTCGCCCGGCAACATCCATGTCATGGCACGCCACGATGTGGACGACGACCGGAACAAGACGTGCAGCTATGGCTTCCATGCTGCCGCCTATGAGTACGCGAAGAACTTCATGTCGGGCGATGGCAAGATGGTCGCCGTCAAGATCAACCCGGCTCACGTGGTGTCGGTGCCCAGCGACTACGGCAACCAGAAGCTGCGCTGCACCAGCTATGAGGTGCTGTTCGAGGTGCCCGGTGCTGCCGACATCTTCAAGGGCAAGGATGTCTACGAGGACTCGCATGCCCCGCTCGACAGCGAGGAAGAAGACTACTTGTTCTGGCTGGGCGACGAGGACTGATCCGCAAACGGGGGAGGGCTTCGGCTCTCCCCTTCCCACCCCGGAGACATGAAGATGAGTGACGATGCGATTGATACACCTGCTGCTGTTCCTGTGGATAATCCTCCTGTTCTGAACCGCCTCACGCGGGCGCAGGTCTTTGCCCGTGATCCCGAGGAGACGACGCAAGAGGACATCGACTTCATCGTGGCCGAGCTTCGCAAGATCAACGAGCGCAACCGCAAGGCCCGCAAGGATGACGAGGCCATCGCTGAAGGCACAGCCAAGCTGAAGAAGGCCAACGCTGCAACCCGCAAGAAGAAGGGCGCCGCCCCGCTTCCTGCCGATCTGCTGGATGCCAAGCTATGACCGACTTCAATGACACGGTTATAAGGACCGTCGCCCTTTTCGCAGGGAACGCCGATCTTACACGGGCAGAACTGGTCGAAGCTCTGGCCAAGCAGGCGGTGGGTAAGATGAATGCCGAGGCTGAGTGTGACCGGCTGCGCCGGGCGTTGAAGGACTGCGTCGAAACGTGGCGTCCGCTGCTGGCAGATGCTGACTTGACGGCGCACGAGAACCCCGCTTATCTGACGTTGCTCCACGCCGATATGGTGCTTGAAGGAGAGCGTCCATGACCGACATCGTGGAGCGGCTGCGTAATCGCCCTGAACACGTTCGGGTATTCGATCATCTCGGCCGTCCGTATGGGCTGGACAAGTCCCTCGAACACGAGGCTGCCGACGAGATCGACGCGCTGCGGGAATCTTGTGAACGCGCCATGCTTGCCGTTGGCAAGGTGGTTGCTCGCCTGCATGAAGTAGAATCCTTGCGCATCAATGCCGAGGCCGAGCGCGACAAACTGCTAGAGAGCGTCAAACTTCTGGATGCTCTTTGGCATGAGTATCACGATGCTTGTGTCTCGCTGACAGAGGAGCGGGACCGGCTGCAAAAGGCGCTGGAGAAAATCGCAGCGCGCGTTGATAGGCTGACTGGCGGCCTCACCTACACAGAGAAGGCAACACGCGACATCGCTCGCGCAGCACTCAAGGAGACGGGACATGACTGAAGCTGATCGTGAAAAGCTGTACCACTTAGCGGCAGACTTGGAAAAGGATGCGGACCACGCGGATCATCACGAATATGCGTTAGACTGTGAAGCCAAGGCACGCCTGCTTCGCAACTTGCTTGCCGCTGAGGAACGGTATCGTGAGGCACTGGAACGGATCGCGGGTACTGTCATGAGCATGTGCTTCAGCTTCAGCGATCTCGCTCAACGCCAGCACACTATCGCGCGTACCGCGTTGGAGAAGAGGGACGATGCCTGAGTTTCGCAAGAAGCCTGTAGTTGTCGAGGCTCGCCAATTTACTGACATCGTGGAGAGGTTGCGGCTCTACGCCGAAGATGCCGCAGACCTTGGCGCTACTGACGAAGCCATGATTGTCTCTCAGGCTGCCGCCGAGATTGAACGGCTGCGGCTGGGCTACACCACGCTGAACAGTGAAGTGTGCCAGTATCTCGGCAAAGCACTTGGCTACCCGTGGTTCAAGGATGACCAAGAAAACTTTCCTGGGGCGACGGAAGACAGCGGCGTCTGCACGGGCGCTCATGTGGCAGAGACCATTGCTGCCGAAGCTGCGCGCCGGATTGGTAACCTTGAGGCCGAGCGAGACCGTGCTTTCGATACACGCAACCTAGCCCTCAAGGAAATGAGTGCCGCCGCGCGCCAAGCAGGTAGTTGGCAGGGCATCGCCGAAGGCAAGGACGTTGTGATCCGCCAGCTTGAGGCCGAGCGGAACCGGTTGCGGTCGGGCTTTCTTATGGCAATGCAATACGATAACAAGTGCCGCCAAACTGGCCAGCCGTGTGACGCGCCCAAGTTGTGCGCCTGCTTCTTGGAAACGGAGGGGTGGTGCGATGCTCCCAAGGAGGCGGGACAGTGAAGCTGACCAATAAGCTGCGGCTGCCCGAGGCGATTGTCAGGGCAGTGCAGAATGATTCGTACACGAAGGGCGAGGCTGACATTTCGGTGACGGAATTGTTGGTGCCGCCTCAGATGCGGAAGCTCAAGCTCGAACATGACGATGAGCTGGAAGAGGATGTGAGCGACCGCATCTATTCGTTGCAAGGTCAGTCGATGCACCACATCATCGAGCGTGCAGCGGATGGTGATGCCTTCGTTATGGTGGAGGCTACCCTGTATGCGGAGTACGCAGGCTGGAAGGTGAAGGGCCAGGTCGACCACCTGCTGCTGGCGACGGGCGAACTGCTGGACTTCAAGCTGACCTCCACCTACAAGGTGAAGCCGGGCCAGCCGCCTCGTGAATGGGTCGAGCAGACCAACATCTACAGGCGCATGCTGGAACGCGAGAAGGGCATGAGCATTCCTGCGGTTGCGATCCTTGCGATCCTGCGTGACTGGTCTAAGAGCCAGAGCCGCCGGACGCAGGACTATCCGCAAGCGCCCGTCATCAGGCTGGAGGTTCCACTCTGGACGCCGGAGCAGGCCGATGCCTTCATCGAGGAGCGTGTGCGTCTGCATCAGGCGGCAGAGCCTGCGTCCTGTAGCGAGGCTGACGTATGGGCCAAGCCTGCCAAGTGGGCTGTCCATAAGCGGGGTGCTGCCAAGGCGATCCGGGTCTTCGATAATCCTGTCGATGCGGAACAGCTTGCCAGCACGGCGTCTTCGTTGTATGTTGAGTACCGGCCGGGTGAAGCTGTCCGATGCCAAGACTGGTGTCAGGTGGCGCACCTGTGTCCGCAATGGCAAACAGATCCACGTAACAAACGCATCCCTTCCGTAGAGGAGAGTCTTTTCAATGGCTAAGTTCGAAGCGTCGGCGATCCCGCCACGCATCCTGATCTGTGGCGAGCCCGCCTCCGGCAAGACCGGCGCCCTAGCACAGCTTGCCAACTCCGGCTATCGCCTGCTGATCCATGACTTCGACAACAACAGTCGCGTCATCGGTTCCTACCTGAAGCCGGGCGCTGCTGACGTGTACCTTCAGACCTATGCGGTCGCGAAGATCACCAACACCAACCTGTTCGGGGGCACGTCCGTTGCGCCGAAGCAGGCCGTCGACTCGATGCGTACCTTCTGCAAGCTCCTTGAGCATTGGAAGACGCCGACCGAAGACCTTGGTCCGATTGCCAACCTGACTGCCAAGGATGTCATCGTGATCGACAGCGGCACTTTCCTTGGTGAGATGCTGCTGCTGGCTGCACACGAGGACCCCGAGACCAAGCGTGACCTGCGCTCCCTCTACAATGTGGCGGGCCGCTACTACGGTGCGATCCTCGATCACCTCACCGGCCCGAAGGTTGGTGCTTCCGTGATCGTGCTGACGCACATCATGCAGACCGGCGAGAAGGACGACCAAGGGAAGATCGTGGGCAAGGCCCGTGACATTCCGGTTGGCGTCGGCGAGAAGTTCTCGAAGAAGATGCAGACCTACTTCTCTGACATCTGGCACCTCGAAGTCGGGCGTGACGGCAAGCGTTCCTTCAAGACCAGCGCCACCGACAAGGCTTCGCTGCGGTCCTCCGCACCCAACCTGATCAAGCCCGTCGAGGAGTTCGACCTTGCTTCCATGCTTGATCGCCTGACCGGAGGTAAGTGACATGGGCAGGCAGATTGGCCTGAAGGGCAGGAAACTTCGAGTCATGTCTCCGACCCTGAAGAGTGACGGTCACAAGGCTTGGCGTCCCGCGAACATTTCGGCACAGGTCGTTTACACGCAGCGCCTTCTCGAAGAGGCAGGCTTCAAGATTGGGCCGGGCGTGGACCTGAAGATGAAGTGAGATTTCTGGAGACGATACGCTTGACGGGGCCGTACTCCAGATGTATCTATGCCCCGTCACCACATAGTGA